CCGCGGCCGACCAGCAAGTAGATCACCAGCACGATCAGTAGAATGCCGCCGATGCCGAGGCCGCCGCCATATCCCCACCGGGAATAGCCAAACCCGCCACCAAAGATCAGGACGATTACGAGAACGATAAGCAGCAGGTCCATGCTTGCTCAGGCGGTGTGCACCACAAACGTCGCCCGCGCCAATATCGAGAATGTGTTCTCAAAATACAGCCGCGCCTCGTAAATCCACATATTCGCGGGTGCGGTCATCGTGAAATTGGCAAACCGCAAACCGACCGGCGGCGGCGTCTGCGCACCGTTCAGATAGCAGCGCTCGATAACCGCATCGTCAGGCGTCTCGACCAACGAGATCCCGACCCAATCGGTCGGCTTGGCCGGACCGTTGAATACCGCAATCGCCAACGGCATGCCGGCGAGCACGGTCGGCGACTGCGACGAGCCGTTGACGGTAATGTTCACCCCCGAACACTGTGCCCGCGCTTGCGACAGCAGTAACGGAACGGCGGGCACGGCGAGAAAAGCACGGCGGGAAATGCTCATCGCCCGATCTCCTACCGGTAGAGCGGCCAATACGGGAAGTTGGCGGGGACATACGGCACTCGATATTGGAATGTTCGATAAGCTGCCGTGGCCTGCCAAAAGGCAAATCCATAAGCCGTCTGAGCAAACCACAGAGAGTTTGCCGGAAGTCCGTCAAGCCCGCCATAACCGACACTGACCGGGCCGACTGCTTTGTTGGTGATCCGCCCCGGCGTGGGCGCGCCCCCAGGGCTGCCAGCCCCGGTGATCGCCGCCAGGTGTGCCGTCATCAGAAACAGCAGCCGTTCGCGCTCGCCGCCGATCGAGGCGTCGCATACCGGGCTGGAGCAGGTGTTATCGAGATACAGCGTCGCGTCGTAAAAATACTCCTGCGCCAGGGCCGAGCTGACCGGATGGATGCCGGCTGCGGAAAACTCCGGATAGCGCGTGCTCCACCGGCCATAGTCGAACTGCACGACGCAAGCGTCGACCGGCGGCACGGGGATCAGCGGCGGACAGCTGCAGGAACCATCCGTACAGCCGCAAGTGCAGGTGCTCATTCGCGGGCTCCCTCGCCGCAACCAGCTTCAGCTGACGTAACCGGCCATGCAACACCCCAAAGGCCGGTGTCATCATCACCCAACAATACAGTTTGGGGGCGCGGCGCATGGCGCCGACAATAACCTTGCGGAAAATCGTCGGTGATATGATCTGGCCCGTCCCAGAACACGCACTGCTCACATTTAACCCAGGCCGTCATCCTTCATTATGCTCATGGATTGGCCCGGCGGTCAGCCGGCTCGATGCCCTTGGGCAGGTTCTGCGGGTCGAGCGGTTCGAGCCCCGATTTGAGGCTTTTTAATTCCTTAGCCTTGGCGACCGCCGAGTCGAGTTGCGGCATCGCCCAGATCAGCCGGTTCTTGACCGCCAGAAGCTCGCGGTTCTGCTCGAGCCATTCATCCCAAAAGGCTTTGTCGACATCGAAGGTAAAGCCAAAGCCGCCTTCGATGGGCCAGTTCGGGACTGTGCCATAGGGGAAGGTGTTGCCCCTGATCCGTACCGCCTCGCCGATCGGACGGGCGACCTTGACCTCGCGCGTACCGCCACCCATCACCGGCTCGTAGGTGTCTTCAAAACGAAACAGACGCAGGATCAGCCCATGCGGCATCTTGCAGGCGACGATGACCTTGTCGCCGGCGGTGCGGCCCTTGCCGGGGTCGGCATTAGGCTCGCCCGGCGTGTCGACAATGGTGTTTGCCGGCTCCGATCGCTGGAACCGGCCGCCGGGATTGCGTTCGCTCATGACGGGGCCTTAGACACCCACCATGCTGGCGATGGACACCGGCATCCTTATGATTGAACCCCATGTGCCGCCAGCAATTTTTTGTTTAAAACTACTCATCGCTTGGATAATCGGAAACGCGCGCATTTTCTCATTGAACGCGCAGTAGCCGGTATCCTGGCCTTCGAGCGACTCGGCGATCAGCTGAATGAGATTGCCGGCGGCGTTGCCCTGCGGGTTGGACGCGCTGAGCGCGCCATACTGCACCGCTGTCTCGATGCGCAGCTTGGGAAACTCATCGGCCAACATGCGGCGAACGACCAGCCCGAACTGGTTGACAAAGCCGAGGGCCACACCCGATTGCGGCGACATCCCCAACACCAGGCTGGTTTCGCGGTCGACCAGCCCCGCAGATTGCGCCACGAGTTGGGTGAAGATCGCCAGGACGTCGTTATAAACTTCGTTGGCGGTACAGTTCGGCGCCCCCGTCGCGGTGAACCAAGACACTCCGACAGCAGGCGTCGCCTTGGCACCCGGTGTCAGTGCGGCCCCGAGGTTCGGGTCGTTGAGCAGACCGTAGTTCTGTAGCCCGGCGATGCCAAAAAAGTAGGACAGGTTGGAGAACTTATCGAGCACGGTCGCCGCTGCTGTGTCGATCTCCGAGACCCAGTTGATGCGGCCGAGCCCGGCGCGCTCCAATTCGCGCTGGCCGTATTCCTTGATGGTCTGAAACAGATAGCTCTGGCGTTGCGGCCAGTTGGTGTTGACCCCGGTGTGCCCGGCCTCGGCGTAGTCGCCATAGGTCGACACCTCGCCGACATGCTCGATCACCGGGAACATTGCGGTCTCGTCGAGCCAGGTGCCCTTGCGGACCTCGCCAAAGATCGTCGCCGCGCGATTGGGCGCAAACAAGATTTTAAACACCGCCGGATCGATCATCGTGGTCAGCATGAACGGCACGGCGCTGTTGGGTTCGGTGGTCAACAGCGGTTGAGCGTCCATCGCCAGCCGATAGTCGCGTTTCCACTCCTCAGGGACATAGGCGCTCGGCATCGCCCCGCGTTCAAAGCTGACGCCGAGTTGCTCAAACCGTGGCATGTCGGCTTGCCACGCAGCCCTTGCTTCTGCGAGATTCACGATCGCCTCCAATAAAAAACCCGCTCGCGGCGGGGCTGTCGTGGCTTCAGGGATTATCGGTTATCCGGCGGCGAGGCTCCAATGCGACACGATCTTGACGAGCTCGCCCACCGCACCAACCGACACGCACGTGTATTTCGTCTCGGTGGCGCCGGCGACGGTGCCGGCAGCGGCGGCGAAGCCGGTGACCAATCCAGTGGTGTTGCTGGCAAAGGCTTTCTGGCCGACGACCGAGGCTCCGGCACTGTTGTTGACGACCCAGTAGCCACCGGTGGTCATCAGAGTCACGCCAAACCCAGCCGGGATCAGCATCCCGGAAAAGGCCAGATACAGCGTGATCAGCCCTTGCTGCTCGCGATGGACAAACCCGGTCGGCGCACCGGCGCCGGCGTTGTTGACCCGGGTACGCACACCATTGGCGTCGACCGGCCCGGTGGTGTCCAGCCAGGCAAAGGCGCCGACGGTCACGCCATTGGTTCCGGCGACCAGTCCACCCGGCCCTGCATCCCATGAGGAGCGCGGGTTGGCGTCGCAGAAGTCGCCGGCAACAGCCGGCGCCGGCTGGGTCGTGACGACTTTCTGAAAACCGCCTGGACCGGGCTGCCCGGCGATCAGCGCCTCAACGTGCGGCGGTTCGCCGGCCCGGCCTACCGGCGGCGGCGACGAGGCAGTCTGCGCCTGCGGCGTTTGGGGCGGACCCCCGGACGCGGCTGGAGTGGTTGTCGACTGGACCATCTTCTCACCTCCGTTAAATCACATTGACCCGCAACGCGTCGGGGAACCGCTCGGCAAAGCCTTTGGCCCCCGCGCTGTCGAGCGCCACGACCGGCGTCCTGGCGCCGGCCGTCGGCTGCATTGCCAGGATCGTCGGGAAGGCTGACGGATGAACGCCGTCGGTCTTAATCCCGAGCACCGTCAACGCCGTGCGGTAGACCGCCTCGGCGCTGTCGTGCGCCATCGCCAGCTCGCCGACATAGGGGCGTACCGCGCGCTCGGCGGCGTGGATCTCGCGCTGCATGCGGATCGCGTCGTCGGCACCCTGGCGGCGCGCCGTGGCCATTGCCGCGTCGAGCGCCTTTTTGGTCACGACCTGATCGCTGCCGCCTATGTGCTCGAGCAGCCCACGACGGCTGTCGCGGGCTTTTTTGTCCTTGGCCTCGCGAGCCTTGCATTCCTCTTCGGTCTCGTCACGGCCGAGCCGCTCGCGGGCATCGGCGGCACTGTCCTCGCCTTCGCGCTTGTCCTTCTCCTCCTCGGTCTCGTCGCGACCTAGACGGCGGCGCGCATCAGCAGCCCGCAGGGCACGGCGAGCGTCGGCCGCCTTCTTCTCCTCGTCGTCCTCTTCTTCGTCCAATCCGGTATTGTCGAGGGTCGAGCTGACCGGGATCGCACTCGAAGGTGCAGTCGTCATGTCGGCGGTCTCCATACCGCCATTGCCATTGCTGGCATTGACGCCCTCCACGATCGTTTCGATCAGTGGTAGGATCTCTTCGATATTGGCGTCGGCAGCGAGCTTTCCGGTAAGCGCCGTTTTGATCGATGCCATGGCGGCAGTCAGCTTCATCTCCTTGTCCTCCTGAAGAACACTGTCGCCGACTACGACATCCGGCCCGGCGCGGCCTTCCTTCACTAGGGCTAAGTGATTGCCGACGATGTTTCGCATAATTCCGTCATACGGCATGCCCTCGTAGACACCAGGTGTCATGTCGGCGGTGTAGCGATAGGCGCAGCTGAGTTCTTTGGCGTCGCCGCTCTCGATATCGTCGATCGCCGGCTTGGCCCAGACCACCAGTGAATTGCGCAGATAGGGCGGCTCAAACGCGGCATCGGTGCCGGTCGAACCAATCACCAGATCGGGCTGGTGCGCGTCGGCGCTGACCGGGACGTGCTCGCTCAGCAGTGGGAGGTTGTTAAAGCTTGGAACTGCTTTGGCCAGCTCGTCGGGATGACGCAGCAACCGATAGACCTTGTTCTCGTCGAGCCCGAGCGCTTTGGCGTCGGGGATCTCGCTGCCCTTGTACGGATTGACTGTTGCCTTGGAGATATTCGACAGGGCGACATGGAGCCGGCCGTCGGCGTCGGTGGTGCGCACCGATTCACGGTCGAGCGCCATATCATTGGCGCGCTGCAGCTCATGAGTCAGCGCTGGCGCAAGCGGCGGCTGGGCGTCCTGACGGTCGGCGCTCGGCTCGCTGTGCTCCTCCTCGCTCTCCTCTTCGCCGGCCCAGGCCAACAGGCTGCGCAAGAAATTCTTTAGCGTGCCGATAAACGCCAGCCCGCTCTGGTCGCCAGCCTTGCCGACAAATTCCTCGCCGACACTCTGGGGGATGCCGAGGGTGGATTTCCCGGCGGCAGCCGCATACATGGCTTTTCGCTGCGGCTCGGAAACCGGCGGGTCGGTGGCGATTGTCACGCCGCCTCTGTCGGCTCTTCGGGTTCTTCCTCGACCGGGGGCGGCGGTGGGGCCGGATCGGGCTGTGGCTCAGGCTCGGGGTGTTGCTCAGACATTACCGATCTCCTCGGTATTGGATTGTGCTAGAACTTGCCGGCGCGGCTAGGGTCTGCAGCCCGAACACCCGTCCGCACGGGTTGCCGCGTCACTTAATTTGCGGAACCTATGCGGAGGCGGCCTATGAGCGAGAAAACCGACCCCGACAGCTTGACTGTACGCATCCTGCGCGAGATCCAGAGCGAGCTTGCCGATATGCGGGACGACCGCACGGTGCTTATCTCGATACTAAACAGGCACGACAGCAGCATCGACGGCTTTAGCGCCGAACTGCGCGCTCTGCGTAGTCAATTCGATCGCTTTCGCAATGAGGTGCGCGAAGGGTTTCGCGAAATGCGCGACCGCCTGGACGGCATCGAGCAGACGCTGAAACGCGGGGAGTAAAAAATGTGTGATGTTGATTGGCTGCACTGCCCTATCCTCCCACCCGCGCAGGAGACGGTTGAAGAGCTTGGCGGTGGCGATAGCCCCCACAGGCCAGTCGGCCCAAAAATTTGGGCTGAACTGTTTCCAGATGAAACAGCAAAAAAGCTTATTGCCGATCTCCGTCAAACGGCGCCCGGCAGAGGCGAATAGGGGTTAATCTTCGAAAGCAGCGCCGGTCGTGTACCCAGCCTGGCGTAAAGCTTCCAAATACGCGGGGTTGCGCGGGATCGGGCCGGTTTTCGGTGTTTCCCCAGCGAGCGTCGGCTCCGGCCAGCAGCGGCAATTTATCCACGCGCCGGCATGAGCCCTGTGCTCTACCTGTCCCGGCTCGGTGACGACTGGCGGATCGCTCCACAGGATAAACTGTCCGTCGAGCTCTCTGTGGCGTGGCCGAGTGTCGGCGTCGCGGACCGCTCGCCACACATAACCGGGGGAGCCGAGATACTCCGAGCGCGCCTGGGTCAGCGTGGTTGCCGCCCGTCCGGTCTCGGTGCGGGCGATCGTATTAGCCCGGCTTCGTGTGACATCACCGGTCGCCAGGATCTGCTTGGCGATCTCGGTCCAGCGCACTCCTGAGCTGAGCCCCTCGACAGCGAGATCCGCCACCCGTTGCGCCGCTTCGAGCGGCAGCGAGGTGATCAATCTGACCTGCTCGTCGCGCATTGCCTGCATCGCCGGCAGCACGGGCATCGTCTGAATTTCCTGGCGCAAGGCGCGGCCGATCAGCTTGCCGTGCTCCTGCCAGGCGGCACTGTCGCGGCGCGCCACCTCGAGCAGCATGCGCTCGGCCGCGGTCGCCGCCCACGGCTCGATCAGCCGGGCATAGCCGCGCAGCGCCTCCTGCAGACGACGCAACAGCCCCGGCGGCTGCTCCTCTTGGCTGAGCCCCGGGATAAACCCGCGCATGATGTCGCCGACATGACGAGCGATACGGCGCAGATTGCGGGCGTATTCGGCATCGGCGCGGCGGACCCGAGCAAAGCGCGAGCGGGCCGCCCGCTCCTCACGAGTGCCGCGCACTTTCGTCGGGTTTGTTTACTGTCTCGAGCGAGAATTTGCTTTGATCGTCGCCAAGCAACCACCAAACCTCCCCGCTCGGTCTGGTTAATCGTATCCCATCAACACCGGCATGCGCCAACGCACCGGCAATATCGGCTGATTGGCTTTGCTCCGGGGTTCCATTCTGTTCGAGCCAACGATCAACAGCTGATCCGGTACCTTTAAGTTCAGCGACCTTAGCATTGGGGGAGACATGAAAGGTCAGCCGATGCGCGTTGTTGATTGTCTCTTCTCCGGACGGGTTTTCGGTAAAATAAGCGGCTCGACCGAGCACACCTTCACCAACTTTGACGTGCCCATTAGAGGCTCGAATGGCATTGGCGTTCTCGGGCGACGTATAATGGTGAACCTTACCGCCTCCGCCGCCACCGCCGCCCGAAGCAAATTTGCCGTCTTCGTCGCGTGGATGGTCCGTCTCGTTGAACTCCCCTGCGTCGCCGGCGCCGCTTGGCCGCCCACCATACGGGTCGGTGCGCCCGCCGCCAAACGGTGACCGCACCGAACGAGCCGTGCCTGTGGTGTGCCCCGGTGTCGACCCAGGCTCGTGTGCGACCCCGGGTTCCGCTTGCGCGCTGCCGCTGAGACCCGGCGCGGGCGGCTCGGGCAGATCCTCGGGCTCAAGGTCGAGACCGGCATAGGGGCTCTCGGCGTCGGCGATCAGCGCCCGGCGGATCTCCTCATTGGAAACCGCGCCCATGGTCTCGTAGGTGTCGTGAATCGCCGCCATGGTCTGCTGCACCGTGGCTTTGCCAGCCTCGTCGAGCTGCCACAGGGACTTAAAGCTAAAAGTTATGTCCGGATCGATCTCGCCAAACTCGGAGAGCTGGATAAAGTCGATCACACGGACCAGGTGCTTGCGAAACAGCTGTTCCTGGAACGCCCCAATCCAATCGTAGAACGATCGGATCTCACCCTCCGAAGAGGCGTTGAGCCCGGTCGGCGTCAGCCCGGTAAACTTGATCAGCGGCAGTCCTGAGGCCGAGCATATGTGCTCCTGACTCTGCGCCTGCAGCGCGTCCAGCCCACCCAAAGGTGTGCTGACGTTAAAAAACTCCTCGGTGTCCTTGTCGATCAGCATCATGCCGCGGTTGTCGCGCATCCGGTTGTAGAAGTCGGCGCGGTTGAACAGCCCAGACTCGCCCTCACGCTGCAACATCACCGCAAGGTTCGTCTTCATCCCCGTCGTTGAGAAGCTGTGCACCAGATCGCCAATGCTGGTGCGCGTGCGCAACCAATTGTCTACGTACGGCTTGACCATCTGCG